CTTAGCCTGCCTTTCAGCGGCACTAGCGGATCTAGCAGAGCTCATAGTAGAACCTATATCACTCATACCTACAGAAGCGGCCGAAGCTCCAGATATAGAACCGCCTATACCATTAGTTGCGGCAAGAATTGGATTAAGACCAGCATTGCGCATATCTTCTACGGCCCATTGATAACGATGTTTATAGTTTTCGACGTTCCACGCGTTAGCCTGTGCGGCATTAGCAGAGTTGTAATGATTCTGAACTGCAGATCCTAAAACAGAGCCAGCAATACTGCCTAAAGTATTAGAAAGCCATGACATAAAACCAACTCCTTTTAGAAGTGATCAACAAGACCGGGAGTACCAAACATAGGCATAGGACGCACGGTAGTGTAACGGAAGCCTACGTCAAGCAAGAATTCAGGCTCACTGGGAACAGCGATAATACGATTAATAGGTGGATTTTCGACTAAGAATTCTTCATTAAGAGTTGGAGCACTTTTGAAGAACTGGGACAAATGCCACTTATCCAAAGAACCACTAACTACAGAACTACGGAACTTACCTGTAATCTGCGAAGGTTTATAGCGATATTCGGCATAGCGTTCCTGATAGCCAAAAACAGTAGTATCAGCTTCAGAGCCTTGAGCGTAGATCTCACGAAGCTCAATGGCTTGTTCACCAAGATGAGCGAATGTAGGCCAATAAAAATCATAAACAGTAGAGCGAAGCCACATCTTGTTAATACCTTGCTGGTAAGTAAGATCGGCACGAGCACATACAAAGCCAAAAATATAACCATGTTCGACAAAAGACTTAGTGAAACCATGGAACTTAGCGGCAGTAACACCATAAGCAGAGAGATTGCCTTGAGGAGAGGTAGTGTCAGTTGCGGAAGTCTGCGCTATTGGATTGACATTTACCATTTTGGTAAAGGAGCCGAGAAATTCCGGACGCTGAAGACGAGCGTCAGGAGAAACTACGCCAAAGAAAGAGCGGAGCACTTCTGTATACCGACTACCACCACGAGCAAGGCGCTCATAAAACTTCTGCATCTGGAAAGCAGTACGAAGACTATTGATCGTAAAGATACTTGAAGTGTCCAAATCAACAAAAGAATCTTTAGTAAGCAGGTTAGAACCTGAATAAGCGTGAACATCAACTTTAGTAGACGAATTACCAGCAAAACCACCGACAGTTGAATATGAACTATTACCTCTATTAAAAGTAATAGTTTCAGTGCCAAAAGTAACTCTTCTACCACCAGAACTAGAAGCATCACCGCCATAAGCAGAAACAGCGGCAAGCTGATTAGAATTGGAAGTCAAGAAATAATCAGAAAGCGGGGAAGGATTAACTATAGAAGCAGTACCAGCAAGACCTACAGAAACGCCAGGTCCTTTCTGTGTCCACGGAAAAGCAGAAGTAAAGTAATCATGGCGTTTACCGCGAGGTGGACAGGCAAGGCCGGGAAAAATACTGGTACCTGACATGAAAACCCAAGAAGGCTGTTCAGAAGATCGGGCAGAGTTCAAAACTTCGTTGGTATCGCCTTTCTGGATCTTGACGGATTTTTGGAGGTTTTCGTCTCTAAACCATTCATTCCAAATAAGGTAAACGCCACGGAATGGAAGAGCACTAATGCCAGATAAATTACCAGACGTATTTACGGGCAAACCGAAATAGTCCCAAAGAGAACCTATATAGGCATTTTCAGAGTTACCAGTAGCAGTAACAGTAGGGATAACATAATCAACGCTATCATTAGGGTCTTCCTGTTCAAAGCAGAAATTCTGCCAGTGTTCCCAAACAAGGCGGTTTGGTACAAAAAAGAAAAACCAGTCCAGATAAATATTATCCATGATAGGCTTAATAGGAGTAGCCAAACGAGCGAAGTAATTAACAGACATACGTGTAGTATCGCCAGGCAAAACCTCATCAACAAATACAGGTATAAGTTTACCTGAATTAAAAGTTGTCTTATAAACATGCGAACGGTCGAACTTAGACCTTTTCATGTACATTGCAGGAGCATCGCTGAAGCGATGTCCTCGAACTCTTATTTTTTTTCGAGCCAAAATTTCACCTTCTTCGAAGTGTAAACCCAAGAATTAACCTAAAGAAAATTATTCTTAGGTTTTAGATTATTTTTGCGTCACCTACGCCAGTTACATCAAGTAAGTAACTGGCTTCGGTGACGCCTATTTTTGTGTTTCTTCATTATTTTGTTCTAAAGTGTTATTTTTTTCTTGTGTTTGTTCACTATTTACGGACTGTTGTGGTTTGTCGAAGGTATATTTACTACCATACAGACCTTGTTGTTGGAGATATTCGAGAGTTGCAGGATCATTCAGCTGGTTGATGAAATTCAAGGGATCGTGACCAAATTTAGCTCGAACGTAAGCGGGTAAACTGTAGAATTCTTCACGAACTCCAGACACAAGTTCAAGAGCTGTGCTGTAGTCACCGGGAAGCGTTGCATCTCCGAACTGAAGATAAGCGTATTGCGAACTATCGCCGAGATCAAGAGTCATGATACCTTTATTACCATCTGCATACTTATTTACGATGTAGTTGATATCAGTCTCGTCTTTCTCGTCCTGTACGGTTAAAGACGGCATAGTAAATTCAATGCCGCAATGATCATGTTCTTCCACAGGATCATAAGCTGTCTTAAATTTCATAGTTTCACCTCCTTTCGCAGGCGCCTAGACGCGGCGGGCGTAGCGTACAAAAAAAAGACGATCTCTTGCGAGACCGTCCTTTTTCTGATACGCTCTTTATTAGATTATCATTTAGTAGAATTATTGTCAACAGTCTGCACATATTCTATGGCGCGACCAACCATGATAGGAATACGGGACTCGTCACAATTCTCAACGTAATAGCGACCGTCGCTGTCACCGAGATTGCCAACATAATACAAAGTAAAATCTTCAGGATACTTTTTAATAAGCATTTTATCATCGTTAACTATACCTTCAAAAGCACGCAAAGCGAGCATGTCATTGTGATAAACCTGCGGAGGACTGAACTGTTCAGCCTTGGAATCATAAATGGAATAAAGTCTCAGCGGAACCATCTCCTTTTCTAAATGCAACTAAATACCTACGAATCATGAGATAAAGTGTAGCTGATATAACATAATAGTCATTATCAAGACGAATAACTCTAGAATCATCAGGTTTAAGACGGTAAGCGGCATATTTACTCCCACGAAAGAGAAAGTTAAAGGGAATATCACGCTCACGAAGAAAATTTTTAACAGCTTCAAATTCACTAATAAGCATCACCTCGTTTCCGACTTAATGATAACACAATCACAATACCTTGTCAAGTTTTCTGCCAAGAAAATGTTTGTACTTACCTTCCTGAACACGACAGCGGTCAACCAAACGCTCAAAAGTGTTGTTCTCCAAGTTATGAAGCATCTTCTCAATGCGGTTATTACGAATAAACTCCATCCAGTGAGGATGCGTTTCATCAAATTTCTTATCATAATAACGAGGAGGACGCATCTTTTTGCCGTTAATAACAACATAATCATTAGCATAACACTCTTCACCATGATCCTCGAGCCAACGGGCACCGATACCAGGGCGATTGGACGCAACCATGAATTCAGGAATGCGGCCTTTGTAGTGAGAAGGAGCATCTTTACCTGTCTGTTTTTTAACTATATAGCGAGCGACATAGGCAGCAGAATCAAAGCTAAACTCACCAATAAGATGCATACCATATTTCCATACTTTGGCAAAACGAGAAGAAGTATAAGTATTGTAACCGTCTGTACGGAACCGAAAAATTTTGTCATCAAAATCAATATTAAACAAAATGTAATGATAATGGGGACGCCCATGAAGCTCACCATATTCACCACAGCCAAGAAAGCGAATACCACTGCCATACTCGCGACGAAGATTCTTCATAAATGTCTGATGGAATTTCTTGCTCAAGCTTTTATCACATGGCAAATGATAATCATCGAAAGTGCAAGTAACGAAATAAGCAGAAGACGAAGAACGGGCTTCGTGGACAGCACGGACAGCCCATTGTCTACTATTTTCGAGACGACAACCGATGCATTGTTTACAAGAACAACGAATGAAACGGCCATCGCTAGCAAGCTCAGGGTGAGAGGAAAGGCTACCGTAAAAACTATAATGTTGTTTTCCATTTTTGGTAATCGCTCCTTCAACTGGGTACATAAGAATAGGATTGTAACAAACCATATTAATCACCTGTACCGATTGTATCAGGATTAAGTCAGAATGTCAAATCCTAAATCCACCTCGTCCTACTCTCTTAAAATTTCTACGTCTAGACTTAGAGGTACGCCGGAAAAGACGGCGAGAACCTCGCTTAGATAAGCGACGTCGTCTCATTTAGCATCCCTCCAAGGACCGAAAAAACGGCTAGTTTTTTTAGAATCATTCTTATTAGCAGCTGGCTCAATAAGTTGCGCAACATCGGCTTGAAAGTCCGAAGCAACCTTTTTAGCAGTAACAGTGTTCGAAGAAGCTTTACCTTTCAGAGCTTCAATTAGATCTACAACTTCCTGAATAAAAGGGACAACAACAGTAACAATAAAAGTAAGAATCATGGTAGTTTTATTAGGCATAAAATTTATCTCCTTCCAAAATAGCGACCTCCGAGGAAGCCTATAACATTTTTGACAGTAGAACCAACACCGCTAGCGACAGACCTAGGAGCACCTGTAAGACTTTCAATATTTTTATAGAAATCACGTTCCATACCTGCCATTTCAGTTTGAATACTATCAAAAGCGGCGGCAGAATTAGCACGGTTAGCAGAAGCGATATTGTTCAAAACACCAGAGCTAAGGTAAGAACCCTGAAGACGAAGGTTTTCAAGCTCCAAATTCATCTTTTCAAGCTCATAACCAAGACGTTTTTCATAAGTCTGCTCGCGAAGATTCAAATCATTTGCAAGAATACCATTCTGGAGAACTGTACCATGGGTGCTCTGACGCACAGAATCGGCTTCTGCGACGTTTTTATCAATTTGAGATATTGCAAGATGCTCGGCATTCTTAGCCTGCCTTTCAGC